CTACATTGATTTCTGGATCTGTTATTTGATCCTCCGGAGATGGAACAGTAAATATTTGTTCTTCTGTTTCTGGTTTGTTAAATGGAGTTGAAGTATCTATTTTAGCTAATTCAGGTTCTTTTTCCTCAACAGGCATGGGTTTAACAGGTATTTTTTCTAAAGTTGCATCGCCCAAGTTTTCTGGTATTATAGGCGGTTCAACTCTAGTAACATCTGGTTCAGCAGGTAATGGTTCAGGAACTTCTATTTGCTTTCTTATTCTTTCTCTTTCTTTTTCTTGATCTTTTTTATATTCATGCCATTTCTTTTTACTAATACGACCCCAATCACCATCAGCACCAGAAGGACCAAGATCATAACCTTGTTCAATCATTTCTTGCTGCTTCTGCTTGTAAGTGTTTTTATTTATAGTACCATAACTTTCTATAGCACGCCTAGTTACATGACCAGTGTCAGGATCGGTCCATTGTGGATTTTTTAATGCATATTCGTGGTCTTTATCATATAGAACTTCGTCTAAAGGTTTACCTCCATGAGCAGGCAAAGCTATAGTTGTGTAAGGTTCTGCGCCTTCTTTATGATTTCTATCAAAATATTTTTCAACTAAATCAAGCTGCTCAAGTTCGTTCATAGATGTTAACTTGCTATGGTCAAACTGTAAATCTTTAGCTGTCTTATCCATAAACTGTATAAGCCCAGTTGCTGAAGAACCTGGGTTTTTACCTTTAACATTAAAATTTGACTCGTTTTCTATAGCGGTTAATAACGAGTCTACGCTAAACCCAAATTTTTCTGCAATGGAATTTACCCTATCCTCTACCCCAGGTATTTGTAAGAATTGTTCTCTAGTTAAATCGCCTTCTTGCGCCATATAATTTAATTATTATTTTCTAAAAACTTGCTCTTGTATCAAAAGCTTTCATAGATTCACCATTAAAAGTCTCCCAGCCCTGTGGATTACCATCTAAAGGCATTTGTTTAAATATTTTTTGAGTACTTAAATAACTTGTAAACAAATTAAAACCTTGTTCAGTTGAAAGATCAAAAGCTCTTTTCTCCTTACCTATTATTATTCCAACATGATTAGGTTTCTTTTTATCTTTTAAAGGCCCTAAATTAATACCGGTACCACGAAAAGCAGTTTGTAAGTTTTTCATAGCTTGTTTAGGGTTTGTTTTTAGAAGATTTCTTGTGTTGTCTATACCACCTACAGATTTAGCAACTAACATATCTACATACAGTTCTCTTTTTTGTGTATCTATTTCTTTTTTAGTACCATAAATAGCTTCTCCTTGAGCACCCCTTAAATATCTACCTTTAATATTTTCTTTAATATTGTATTGTTCGTTGTGTACATCAGCAACTCCTTGACCATACCATTTAGCCATATTCTTAAGATTGTGATCTAACCCTGTTTTTTGTCTAAGAAAATCTTCAGCCTCTTCTTTTGTCCATAGAAAATTACCATCTTTATCAAGAGCTGGTGAACCGCCAACTTCTACTCCTGGCGTATATTCTCTCTTATCAAAATTCATTATCTCACCATTTTCATCTTGGTAGAATTCTTTTGGTAATTTTCCACTAGCAAAAGCATTTGCATAGGTAAGATCTTCATCGTCAGGAAGAATATCCATAAACATCATTGACATTTTCTCCCCAGAAGTAGCTGGTGACTCAGAATCTTTATCAGATTTACCATCTTTTATTTTTGATAATAATTCTTTAGCCGCAGTTTCTGCAGTTAAAGGACTGGTAGCTGAAATTCCTTTTTGTTCTTTTTCAGTAAAATAATCGTTAGCAGCGGTACCACCATTGTTATAATCACCTTGTGGTAAAGGTAAAGGATTGTTTGCATTTGTTCCATATATAGTACCATCGGGCATTGTTACTTTTATATTGTAATTATCTTCTTTTGGATATTCTATTTTAACACCAGTATCTTCTCCTTCAAGAGTGGTATGTATTAGTGCTAAATGATTTTGTTGTCTTGGATTTAAAGAACCATTATAATTACCATTTAATTCATAATTACCATATCTTATATCAACTAATTGTTGATTACCTTTATCAATATTTTGAATATAACCAGCTGCAGTTGTTATATCTTTTTGGGCTTTCATATCGTTTTTATTTCTTGATAAAATCGATGCGTTTTCTTGATACATACCGCTAACCTCTTTCATAAGACCTTCCATTCCCGGCACATTTTCATTACCATTTATTTGAGTGTCTGTTAGAAAAGGTACAGTATCTAAGTTTGGTTTATTCTCCATTAATTGTTTAAAGGTGGCTTGTTGTTCTTGGTATATTTTGTTCAAATGATCCATACCGGGTTTTGATTTGTCTTTAAAACCACTACTAAAAGCTGTATATTGAGCGATAGCGGCACCACCGTCTCCTACTGCTAACTCATTTGCTTCTAACATCCCTTTATCAGCTTGTCCTGTTATATTTGCCATAATTATATTGATTTAAATTGAACGTCTAACTTAGAATAATCAACCATATCATAACCATTAGCGTGTCTTACGACTGCTTCTTGTGGTATTTCATCTGACATAACACCTTGATAAATTCCTTTGCCATTTTCTTTGCTCTTGTACTCAAAGTTATATATATTTAATCCACTAGGTGATTTACCTACTAATTTAATATTTTTCTTTAATTTACGATCAGAACTTTTAAATTGATCCCAACTAAAACCTCCTTTACCATCAGCTCCTCCAGTTGGACTATAACCAGCGGCATAACCACTAGCCACAGATCCTGCAACCTCACCAATTCCACCAGCGATCATTGCTTTATGTGCTGCTATATCTTTCTTTGCAGCACCTAAACGTTGAGCATCCATACCAAACAACGTGCTTTGTCTACTTAAATCCAGTCTCTGTTGTTCGCTAACTCCTTTTCCATAAACAGTTTGAGCTTGTAATTCCATTTGTTGTTCCATCATACCGCCTTTAGCAATTAATTGTTGATTAGCAGCTTCTTGTTGAGCTATTGAAGCAGATGATGCTTGACTTTGCATCATATTTTGATTTGCTAAAGCTTGGGCTAAAGAAGCTACGCCACTACCACCAGCAGATCTTTGTAGTCCTTGCATTAAATTAGCTTGAGATTGTTGAAACATTTGATTTTGAAATTCAGCAGCTTTAGTACTAACAGTTATATCCTCATATGTATTTTGGAAATTTTGTTGTACGTTTTCAAAAGGATTTTGAATAACGCGATCTTTATATCTTGCTCTAGATGCATCGTATTCACCTTGGGCTTCTCTTAATTCACGTCTTCTTGCCCCACGGCCTGCCATCCCCATGCCTATTTTTGCTAAACCACTTATTGCGCCTGATACGGCCATTATTGCTAAAGGACCCATATTATATTGTTTTTTTATTTAATGTCATATGTAATATAGTTACATTTATTGATTATTATTTACTACTTCTTACTATTTCTGCACCTACGTTAAATAGTTCTGCTTTTTTTCTGGAATTATTAATAAAATTTACACTAGCGTAATAACCTTTTAATCTATTTAGTTCAACAATATTGTTTTTACTAAAAAACATAAAGTAATTACCTGGATTTTGATAGCCCATTGTATCATAATCTACTCCTCCTGGTAAATCATAAACCGACAAACCAGCATAATCAATAGTAATATCACTACCATTTACACTTGTTATGTTTCCAACTTTTATTGGACCTTCAGTTGCGGTATCGTAATTCCCACCAATACCAAAATTAGAATTAGCATGTTCACAAAAGAAAAGAGTGTCTCCAATCTTTAGTGAATTGTTCAATGCTTGATCTATATTAAAAGTTACGCTTGCCATATTAATAAGTATCTGTTATTGTTATTATTTTATTTAAATCTAACGTTAGTGTGAAACTTGTATGTGCTGATTTAAGGAAAGTAAGTGTTCCTGTTAAAGATGAAGTATCAGAACTACCAGTAAAATATATATCTGTATCAACTGGTATTGTAGTTGCGTTTGTCCCACTAGCAACAAACGTGTCAGCATCAGTAACGCTACTAACTGTTAACGCTTGATCTAATCCAGTCATACTTATTGTATTGCCAGCTTTAATACCTCTTGTACTATCAACATCAACACTAGTACTACTACTCCATTGAGTTTTTATTTGAGTTTTTACATTAAAATCTGTAGCACCACCAGTATCGTTATTAGTTACTGTTGCTAAAGCATATTTCATGTCACTAAGTTCTATATCAGCTCCATAAATATTTTTTACGTTTTGAAGACCATATGCTTGTATTGTTAACGTAGAATCATTTTCAAATGACTGTGCGTTAGAAAGCGTAAGAGTTTTTGCTTTAGCATTAACACCCCTTATTATTGCTTCTGTACTTAACGCTACTGTATCATCTTCTACTCCAACATTTTCAACTTTATGAGTAATTTCCATACCAACACGCAATCCTTTAATATCATCTAATATTACTGTAGCTGAACTACTAGTAGCTCCATTAACAATTTTTTGCGTTGTTGTATAAAAATGACTTTCGTCGGGTTGAGCTAGTATAGTTAATGCATGATCACTATTGTTTATTGGTATAGTCCAATCTAAAGTAGTTGTATTATTTGGTGATTCTAAAGCTAATTTATTACCTATATTTTTAAAATCAGTAGATTTAGGTTTTACAAAAGTATAATTAGATGGTTCGACAATATCAGAATCTGAATGTAAAAGAGATATTGTTGTTGTTATATCTAAGTATTGGTAAATAGAACTTGGATATTTTAAACTTCCGTTTGCATTTGTTTCTATGCTAAAATTAGGTACTTTATAAATTAAACTAGTAGATAAAGAATCTACAAACGATGTTTCAAAATGACTTTCTGCATAAACATAAACGTTGTATTCATCAGGATCTGTAACAAGTGGAAATGTTATAGGAATAAAATATCCTTCTTCATCTAAAATCTCTTTTTGTAATAATCTATATGCGGTAGATGTAAAAGTTTTTGTTTCAAAATTATAATAATGATTATCTTCATTAGTAACATATACACTAAAAACAGCGCCAACGTCTCCAAGAATAGACAATCTTCTTATTGTTTTGTTTTTAGATAAGTCACTATTATCTATATTTACTGATTTTATCTTTTTCATATTATGACATTTGAATTGTTACTTCATTAGAATATTCTACCCTTCCTAAAGCGTCCGTTGTTTTTAATCTAAAACCGTAGTATTTATCTACACCTACTTGAGTCCAAGGAGCATCTAATAAACTTTGATAACCCGTAATAAATGGAGAATCCCAGTTATTTGGAGGAAGAGTAAGATGTGTAGTGTAAGTGGGTATATAAGCGCTTGTTTCACTATTCGTAACTGGTGAGGCAAAGTTTGGTTCATATGGATCGTGGAAAAGATCATTAACAGGTACAGTTAGATATGGAGGTGTTGGGTTTAAAGTATTGTCATGGCGTATTGAAGGCACGGTAGTGGTGTTAGGATCGTTTGTCCAACCACCTACATTCCAATCAGCGGCAATAGCAGAGTCAGTAGTTCCTGAATCAACAGCGTATTCCATTTCATAAACATAAGGTTCGTTTATTAACGCTCCATAAGCACTTGTTGTACCGTTCGTAATATAGAAGTTGTATTCATTATAATAGTATCCACCTAAATTAAGTGTTTGTAACCATTGTTTTTGTACTATTAATACTGGTGGTGTGTATAAATTAGTTAAGTCAAACAAACAGCTCCCATCTTGAACTGTAACAAGGGAGTTATGATTTGAAGATGTTCCATTAGCATCATAACAACCAAGAACAGCATCAAATGATTTTGTTATAGTATGTGTATGTGTAATTGCGTTTAAATCCGCATCGTACCAATAAAACGTAAAATTACCAACAACTTGACCGTCTGAAGTTAAGTTTATATTTTGATCCCAAGTATTTGTATATGGAACGTTATTACCTATTAAATTAGATTGACCTGGAATCGCTATATCAAAATCAAAATAAGAAGGAGCATCAGTATAAGGAGTAGAAGGATCAGCTATATCATATCTTAAATTTGAAAAATTAGCTTGATAATTTGGTGTTGTAGTAACAACTGGATAGTCAGAAGGGGTAAAAGGATTTAATACAGTTCCTATAGGTGATCCTGTTACAAAGAAACTAGAAAGAACACCTAAACCTTGAACTGAAAAATTCTCTGTATTTATTGTCCCAGTGTTTCCTGAAGTAGCACCTTTTATAGGACTAAACCACTCGTCTTGTTTTTCTGTAAAATTTAAAGCCGTTCCTAATTGATCTTCATTTGTAGATATGTCATTAACATACCAACCTTGAGTAGTTATTCTATTTTTAAAATTTTGTTTAGCATAAGAATCTAATGTCTGTCCTGTACTACCCTCATAATTAAGTGCTGAAAATGATTTAATAGTTTGTGGCTCTTGATTAAATAAGACTTTTATCTCAGACGGTGTAAAACCACCACCATCATTTAAGTAAAAAGTATTTCTATCTACAGATTTATCATGGTGTTTATAAGCATTACCTTTTTTAAATGTAAAAAATTCATTTGCAACACTAATACCATTCTCTGGAATAAAAGATTTAAAACTAACCCATCCTTTTTCACTTTCTTTATAACTTAGTGTATGATTGTGATAATCTCCATATCGATTTAATTCATTATATTTTAATGTTAAGTTGTATTCTTGTTTTCTGGCGTCATAACAACCTATTAAATATTTAGTATTTTTTAAATTATCAAAAAACCATGTTTTCATACCGGCTTCTGATATAGGTGTCAATCCATCTTTAGATAATCTAAGAACAGCACCCCTTTGTTTGTCTGTAAAATAAGCTCTATAAGATTCTTTAGAAAATGACTCTGGATTTTTTGAGATACCATAATCACCAACAAAAGGTATGGTTTGTCCTAAAACATTAATATTAGCTGTTAATTGAGGGTTTCCATCGGCATTATAAACAGCGTCTTTATTAGCTAATATTTTTACAACTTTATCTTCGCAGAAAGTTATTAAATCAGTATTTCTACTAAATAGTTTTTGCACGGTACCATAAGTTGGATTTAAATCTTTTGTTATTTTCTCTCCTTGTATAAATTGATTTAAATCATTAGTACCACTAGTAGAATTATATATTCCTGAAAATATTAAACCACTACCTCTTCTTTCTTCTTTATATAAATTACCCTCTAAAGTAGTTGAAACTTTAGGCCCTTTATCTATAATAATACCATTAAAAGCATCTTTAATTCTATTTGACTCTACACCATTACCAAAAGAATAACAATTGAACCAAGGTAATTCTACCGCTGTTGTATTGTGAAAATCAAAATTAATATTAATATTACCTGTTTCTAAATGATCTTCAGCAACCTTAAAGGCTATTGTTATTTCATCGTCACTAAAAAATAAAACATCAGGATATCCACTATTATCAGGATTTGATACTTGTAAAAACATATCAACCCATACGCCTGATTCACTAATAAGTTGTATCACTCCATTATCAAAAATTTTATTTACATAAGTTTTTTGACTTCCACCACCCCCGCTAATACCTCGATCATTACCAAGACTTGATTGTCCAGAACCACCGGTTGGAATATAAGAGGCTATTTCAACATTCATTCCTGGTTTTATATAATTATGTATATTTGATGTTGTTAAAGTTATTGGATAAGCATCACTCGCTTCATGATAAAGATTTATATCTACACTATCTTTTGGCTCTGTTTCCCATATAGCTGGATTATCAGGTAAATCTTCATCGTCAGCTATAGGTTCTATTATTTCTAACGTATAACCCTGCGCTTTTGTTATACCACTTTTTACATCAGGACCTGAGTTTGAAGAACCATCTAAATTAAATTCTGCGTTTGGATCAGTATTAGGAGAAAAACCATTCATGGCTATTTGCCCGTCGTTAGGAGCTGTTGGATCCCATGTCATTTTTTTATCAAGCCATAACCTCCAATTTCTACTAAAGTTTTCTGGTCTTCTTGCATTCGATCTAAGACCACCAGAACCCCACGATGCTCTGTCTATGTCATAATCATAACGTAACTTATAAATATCGTTTACACTTGTTATAGTATAAATCGTTCCATTTGGATCTTCTGCCCATCTTATTTTGGTACCAGGTGTTAATGCATTGACAAAAGTATTTTCACCAGCATAACGAGAGTTTATTTGACCTTCTCCGACATTATATATAGAGGGGTTTCCTTCTGACCAACCAAGTCTTAGGCCATCCCCATACCAATAATCATACGGGCCATAAGTACTGTTGTTAGTCCAAGTATCATTCCAGTAAGACTGCTTCCCAACCGCGCCACCATCTCTATCGGGATCAAGTTCATCTGGATCTGGTTCTAAACCAGAAAACCCAAGTTCTATTCTAGATACATTAGAATAATTTTTAACTCCAATACCAACAGTTTCAAATCCTGTGTTTGCATCACTTCCTATGCCCCATATATGACTTTCGCTACTCCAAGTACCACTAGTATCATTATCTACATTAAATTGACCACCACACCTTGACTTAAATTCATCGATGAACCAAACATCTTCAAATGAAGTCGTTGTAGGCGTTGTGTTGTGGGCTCTTCTAGCAGTTATATCATGATGTCCTTCTCCTCTGAAAAAACCTGTAAACTTATAAAAGAACGATTTTAAATATTGCCAATTATCAAATTCATTATAATTTACATTAGTATCTGTATTCATACCTGTATTTTCCCAAGTAAGACCATGTTCATGCCAATCGACTTTATTTACTTTTCCATCTGAATGTAACGCCATATGATCTGGCGACATGTAGTATATTTTTCTTGAGGCTAATACTCTATAATTTGTTGAATCATCAATTTTTTTATCAATATTACTTTTTACAATTTCATCTCTATTTATTTTTACAAAAAATCTTCCATCAAATTTAGGTGAATTTTCTAATTTACGCTTTTCAAATATAATAGCCGTTGCGTTTTCAATTTGACTATTATCTTCGTCATATATAAAATTAACATCACTTTCAAAAGTGTCAGCAATCTTGAAATCAATCATTGTGCCTGGCGTAACACCATCCGCATCTGTAGTTGCTGATATATTAGACACTCTATAATTCTTTGTCGATTTAGTATTTCCTGATTGTTCAAATCTCACCCACAATTCATCTGTAGTGCCTTCTAATGCTTTGTAGATATTATCTAAACTACTATTAATAAACGGTTCGTAGTTAATGCTAAAATAATTTCTTGACTGTAAAGGAAATTTACCAGCGTCCTGTCCAAAGACATCATTTGAACCATTATTATGATATTCAAGTCCTTGTGGTAATTTTTTAAGCCTTATATAATCAGGCGCATTATTTTCTACTGCTAAAACTTTATATCTTGCAGTCTCTTTTACTAATTTATTAGAGTCATTACCTTTTTTTAATATTAAAAATGTATCTTCATCTACTTTGTTTCTATCACTAGATGGAAAAGCAATCCATATGTTTCCATCATCAGCGTCATACCAACGATCCATAGCTAGATTGTAGTATTCGTTAGAAGTTTCTTTTACGTAAAACTTATAGTGAGTTGCAAAATCAGGTGGAGGAGTTTCTGTTTTAATATTAAGTTGATTTGAATTTCCTGCGTAGATTTTAGGGATTGATATACTAGCCGAACCACTAGTTAATACAGGTGTTTGTCTTCCATATTTATCAAAATAAACAATTCCTACTTGATAATTTCTTAAAGACTTTAAAGATTTTCTCGGAATTTTTACACCAGCACCATTAGAATTAAATTCTTTTAAACTAATATTAAATCTTGGATGAGTTGTTGTTAGATTATAATTTTGTAAATAATTACCATAAACAATTCTATTACCAGTTACTTCTTGAGCAAGGGCTTTTCTTGGTACATTATCCCAGGGTCTTATAGTTTGGTTTGTAGGTAGTGTAGCATATATACTTTCGGCTTTTACTTTGTATTTACCAGTTAATACTGAATGAATATTATCACCTGGGTATGTCCAACTGTTATAGAATGTACCATTGTATGGATTTAAAAGCTCATTAGTGTCGTTTTGTTTTATACTATCTAATATATATATATTTGAAGAATTTGATTCTTTATATAAAATATCTATACCAATTACATCTTTTGGTATATCTTTAGACACAAACTCTTTTATGAATAAACTAGACATTATATTAGACATGGCTATATTATACCCTTTTCTTGGATGAAAATCAAAATTACCTGGCATAAAAGCTATATTAGAAAAAGGACCTATAGACGAATACTGCTTATCTGGATATTCGTATCTAAGAGCAAATCTAGGAAATTTAAATTCAAATAGTTTTTCTTGTGGTTGATAAAGATCTACAACAAAAAAAGGCGCTAAACCCGTATCAATATCTAAACCAATAGGAACTCTATTGTCTATAGATATTATCTCAAAATTAAACACACCATCACTACTACCCACTAAGTTCTGTATAACAGTATTTAATCTTAATTTAACTTCAAACTCTGTTAAAGGTGTTAAATGAGGATTTGTCTCATAACTTTTTAAAATAATCTCATCATCAATAACCCAATTGAATACTCCTTCTGTTTTTATAACATTAATATCTATCCAATTACCAACAATTAGTCCATCAAAATCTACATTGGTGATACCACTTGTTGTGCCTGATCGTAAATTGTTAGACATTTCTAAACCAGGTGCTAATAGTGGTGCTTTTTTAATAACAGTTACATGTCGTTCTTCCATCGGTTGGTCATCATTAAGCATAGTACTGTTTAAACCACTGCTATCAGTATTGCTAATTGATGTTTTTATATTTATTTGCTTTGGCTCACTATTGTTATCTGTCCAAAACAAAAGATCTTCAATGATATTTATACCTGTTATAATGTTGTTAAATTGAAAATCTAAAGCTTTACTTATAGTATTAACTCCACCTGGACAAGTTAAAGTACTAGATTTTTTAACAAACTTAAATAAGTTGTCTTTTGTTTCTTGCGGACTTAAAGTGCCTAAATTAATATCGTTTTGTAAAGTTATCGCTGTCAAACCGGTATTAAGATGGTTTCTACTTATAGAAACAATAGGATTATCATTCCAATAGCACATTTGGCCATAAACATCTATATACTGAGCAATCATACCTCTACATAGGTTGGTTGATTGAGAATCAGGTATCATTATTTCATTAGCACTGTCATCATGATTAGCGTATTCAGCAGTTACTTCGTAAACATCTATAAAAACAGGTGTAACAACACCATTTTGATATTTATAAATAGCGTCTTTATTACTACCAACTTCTTCATTCCCGTAAACATGACCTTTTACAAACCAGTAAAAACAATTGTTTTTTTCATCTGCAACAGCACCCACAACATAAATTCCCGTGTCTACACTTACGCCCGGTATTAAAGAATTACCTAAAATGTTTTGAACAGTACCTACATCAGAACCTTCTGAAGTAGAAATTTGTATATTCATTGCATGCCTATATTGGCCATTAGGTACAAGTCTTTCGTCAAGGTCTTTATTCATTACACCCTGATCAAAAGTATTCTTTATTTCTGCCATGTGTTAGTGTTTTATCTGTTTAGATTTACCTCTTAGTATCTGAGTAATCTCTTCAATCTTTATGTTTGATAGTCTTAACTTAGCTTTTCTTACAGCTGCAAATTTTTCTCTTCTAAGTCTATTTACTATATATTCTGGTACATTCTTTTTTCCTGACATAACCGCGAACGCTATACATTTATACATAGCTTCTTCAGCCATTTTATGAACTTTTGTTTCTTCTTCAGTACCAAGTCCATCGCTTATATATTTTAATGTTACTGTTTTACCAGATATATTAGAACTAAAATTTATCATACCTTTTCTCTCGTCTATATAAAAAGATCCATTGCTATTAGCGTAGTTAGGGTCTATACCGTATCTTTCCCCTTGCATTAAATCATATGTACCATCATCATATTTATCTACATTTTCACCTGGAGTATTAGCCTTATAATTAGTCCAAGTTGTAGAATCACTTTCTGGTTGTAAATTATTAGGATCAAAAGCATTTTTAACTGATAAACTATCAATTAAATTTGTTACATCTGTACCTCCCGCAGCATTAATAAAAGCTATTGTGCTAGTAATTAATACATAAACCTTATCATAAGCTCTTACATCTACACTGTCTAACTCAAGTTCTGTGGCTGTACCAGCTGTAGAATCATTCCATTCTAAAAAAGCTATATCAGGTGGATTAACATTCGCAGATGGTCTTATAGGATGATTAGGATTTGTTTTTTTATCTCCAGGTACAGTATTTAATCCAAATCTTAATAAACCAGCTGGTATTTGACCAGCGGCTTGTGAAGAAGTTCCAGTTGCAGATATATTTACATAATCAATATCTTTTACATCAATCTCTTGCCAAGCAGCAAAAGCTCTACCCGTGTAAGATCCATTAAGTGATTCAGAGACATGTGTAAAATTTAGGGCATTAGCTGTTGGAGTGCTAGTTTTAATAGCATAGCCAGCTGTTTTCATTGCCGTTGTAATTCCATTTTTAACCCAAGGAGCTTTCAAATAAGGCTCATCAAAATTAGCATCTACAACTAATTCGTTTTCTTCAGCAAAATCGTAACCACCATCTGCATCTTGTTTTATTCTAAAAGGATTTGAGGTTTTTGAGGCTGGATACATTAAATGTTCTACGCCAGCTGAATCTGCCCATGTTAATTTTACGTAATTAACGTAATCATGAGGCAAAATCATTTTCAAACTAGTTGGTAAAACTATTTCGTATGCTTTTGTTGATTTAAAAGTATCAAAAGATAATTCTTGCATAGCTCTCATCGCGTGAAACTGTACGTCGACTTTTCTAGCTTTTTCTATCATTTTATCTTCTCCAACATAAACAACCATAAATTGATTTATTATATCTTTTAAAGAAGTAAATTGATAATTACCAAAATCATTTCCTTCATAATAACTTTTTTGTGTGTTTTCTAATAAACCCATTTGTTATTGTTTTTGTTGTTGTATTTCTTTTATTTCTTCTTGTGTGGCTATTTGATATAAATCACTACCCATAGATATACCTGCTAATTCTAATATTTTAAATATTAAATTATTTTCCTCTGAAGGGTGTAAATCAAAATCAGTGGAATTAGAAACATTATATAATGCTTGATCTGAAACAATAACGTATGCCCAATTTGGAGTGAATGGAGTCCTAATATAATTACAAGTTATATTATCTCTTAACTGTTCATCACCAAAAACCGCAATACCAGTATCGTTTTTAACATATATGGGATTTTTATCTGTAGGTTTACAGAGTAAGGTGTCTTTTAATTGGTAATAATCTTTTTGGGAAATATATTCCGCGATAGTATCACCGTATTTTACTAATTGTAGTTTATATAATTTATGGTGTGATGGGGTTGGTAGTTGCACACCATTAGTTACTACTTGATTTGTTTTTTCAAATAAACTTATTTTTTCTTCTAAAATATCTATCATATCAGAATAACTAGTATCATTACCAGGAACTCTATTAAACTGATTTATATCATAAAAATATTGCTCAAAAATTGCCATTTGAGCTTGGTCGGCAAATAAATTAAATTCTTGAGGAGTTATCATACCTCTTTGTTCTTTGTTAGCTATTGCTAAAACTTTTTGATATACTGTATCTATACTTACTGCCATATTTTATTTTTATTGTAGTTTGCAATCGCCCCGTAGGGCGATCGCTCCTACAGTTTGATTATTTTAATCGTTTTTCTATATTTGCATATATTTCCATACCTTCATCAGTTTTAAACCAAGCGGCTAAAGCTGAATATGGATGCTCATCAAATGGTACGTTCATTAGTTTTCTATCGTTAGAACCCCAACTAAACGTTCTTTGATCAGAAGATAATTTTAATATCCCCATTTCAGTTGCTTTTATACCAAAATTTCTAAGTTGAACGTTATCATCATTTACTAAATCTAAAAATAACTGTGGGTTTTTCTTAGCATATAATAATAAATCACGTTTAAGTTCTTTAGAACTCATCTTAGATACTTCAGAACCAATCTCTACACGCATAACCGCTTCAGCCATATCAATATCTAAATCTTGAGCAGCATTTAATGCTTCTATTTCTAGCTCTAGTACATCTACTTCTTCAGCGGCCTTTACTTCTGGTTTTAACTCAGTGTATACAACATCACACATGGGATGATATATAGAAAGTAATTTTTGCAAAACTGTTTTTTCTTTTGGTACAAATAATATTCCATTTCTAAAAATAATATGAGATAACCTTTGTTCACCTTGCATTTCGTCTACAAAAACTGTTCTTTGGTTTTCGCAGTACTTTAATTCTCTTTCATAACCCTTCTCTTCATCAAACCAATACATATTAGCTGATTTTATCATTCTAGATAACGGTCTATTTCTACTTGTCAAATTGTACATTCTGTCTTTTATTTCCCAAGTTGGTTTTTTTGGTTCAACTTTTTTAGGTTTTGGTGTTTCAACAACTGGTGTTTCAACAATAGGTACCTCTACCTTTTCTGTTTTTTGTTTTTTTGCCATAATATAATATATAATAAAATTAATAAAAATAAAAGGGAGTGGAGACTAAGCTCCACCCTCTTTTAAAAATTGATTAGTTCAATAACATAAAGTTATTTGCACCTTGAGTAACTAAACATCTTTCAGATAAATAGTTAACTCTCATTGCGTCTAATTCAGATGTAGTAGCACCAACAGAACCAGTAATCCAAGTTTTCATTTTTCGATTATCAGTTTTTGAAGCTCTATATCTAACATGTAAGAAAGGACGTTTAAGGTTCTTTCCTAATTGTTGGTCGTAAACCGAAGATACACCAGCAGGAACTATAACTCCTCTAATTGCATCAGCAGCAGCTCTAGAATTAATTGCGCCTCTAGTACCAGCATCATTTAGATATTTCCAGTCAGACTTGTAGAAATCGTAAGATCCACGTCTGAAACCAGAGAAACCTAAATTTAACGCCATTTCTTCAGAGTTGTTAAATACTCCCCAAGAAGTACCACCAGCACCGTAAGAATTCATTGAAGCTAACATGTCATCAATAGCTAAACTAGTGTTTCTGTTAACAAACATCATGTTTTCTTCAATAGCACCTTGAGAATCAAACTCAGCTAAGATAGCGTCAAATTCTGCTAAATCAGTAGCAGCGTTAACACCAGTAATACCAGAAGAGTTATTCCCTCTATCATTAATAGCGTCAAACAAACCTTGAGTACCAAAAGTAGTACCAGTTGTAGCTTGAGGAGACACAAGGAAATTAACACCTGTATCAAGTGTAGAAGCCGCTAAACCTCTAACGCCCTCTAAACATTGCATTTCTAAGTTATCAGCAAATCTCATTCTAGTTTCACCTTCAGCTTTTAAATACCATAAGTATCCAGAAGCACCATCTTCACCACTAACTTCAACCCATCCTATTGCAGACGCGTCAGAACCAGAAACGTGATACATGTCTCTAATAATAACTGGTTTGTTAGTAAATGATTGGTGAGAAGGCTCGTTAGCTGAACTATAAGGAGTATCAGATCCTTTTGCCCATTCAGAACCTATCTTAAGAACTGTAACCGCTACATCACCCATAGCAGGAGATGTATTAGCAGCGTGTGCATATTCATAAGGAAGTATTGTTATAACATCAGAGCTGTCATCAGCTGTAACTCTACCAACATAAGTTACGTTAGCAGCAGCAACAACACAAACATCACCAAGACGTAAACCGTGCTCGTTTTCAGTATATGTTGCGTTTGTTCCAGCGTGACCTGTTAATGTTACATTAGAGTGAGATGCATCCATTGTACCTGTGTACGCTAAATGTAATCTACCCTGTTCAGACCAAACAACCATATCGGATGTCATAGCCTCTTCAGCCCCAACTTGTGAAAGAAATCCTGAAACTGTTCTATTTCCGAACACTTCAGCTTCTTTTTCCATTAGGTCTGGTAAATATTGTTGTGCCCACCCATTTCCAGAAGCTGTAAAATCTATAAAGTTAGATGCTAAAGCGTTTTGAGTTGGGCTTACAACGGTGTTTAAATTATCACCTGCAGTAATTGCCATAATTTTGTAATTTTAAATTGTTATTTATTTTTAATTTTAAACTTAAAATCAGCAGAGTTATTGCCTAGCACTTTAAATTTCATTCCACCTGTTTCTGTCTCAGTATGAGACCCTCTAGGATTCATGTCAACATTTTTAGATTTAGCAATACTTTCTTTTAAAGCATCAACTTTACCTTGTTCATAAAAGTGGTTTGCAATAGCATCGGGATTCATTGCTGTAAAAAGTGACTTATGATAACCTTTTGCATCAGACATTTCGCTATTTTCGTTCAAAAACTTTTTGACAAAATTATTAATATCAGTTTGGCTTTCTTTCACTTCATTAGCATTTTTCACGTTAAACCTATACTTTTTATCACCGACGTTATACTCAAAACCTTTGAACTTGTCGTTAAAAACCTCATTAGTTTTACTTAAAAAGGTACTAGTTTGTTTTTCTGCTATTTTTTTATTCTCTTCCGACTCCTTGTTATATCTATTAAAGAAATCCCAAGCTTTTTGTTGTTCTGAGGTCAACTTTGACCCAGCTTTAACTTCTTCATAGTATTTGGACTTTTGCCCGTCCAGATGGGCTTTAGCGTTGGCAACTTGCTCTTTTAACGCTATTTTCTTCTTTTTTATAGCTCTTTCACTGTCATCTTCTCCTGCCATAAAAGTATCTTCTATCAAAAACTCTACCTCATCAGATGTTAGGTGTTGTTTTGTTTGTTTATAGTATTCTCTTAACACTGTCATATCGTCGTAACTAGCAAAATCTTGGTTAAGACGTACGTAGTCTTCTAGAGTACCACCAGTTTCTTCCATAAAATCTACAACTTTTTGTAAATTTTCAGGTAATTTTTTCCCAGTTTCAACCTCTTCTATCTTAGCATCCATTAACTCTTCAGTGAGCTCTTGAGCCTCATCTTTAACTTCTTCTTCGGTTACTTCTTCTAATACTGGTACTTCTTCCTGCTTTTTTTCAATCTCTTCTTTTACTTCTTCTTTAACCTTTTCAACAACCTCTTCTTTAGGTTCTTCTTTAACCTCTTCTTTTTTTGTTAGTGGTTTATTTAAATCTACTTTAACAACGCTGTCATCTCCAGCGCTTTTAAATTTACTTTCATCAACTGTTTCAACAGTTTGATCTTGTGTAGTTTCTTCAACTACTTTTTCTACGTTTTCTTCCATAATATAATATAATAATTAATAATTTTTAATCAAAAGATATAGGCTTTAATTCCATGCCACTACTTATACTATCACTTGCTGATTCAAAGTTTTTAGGTCCTTCGTCATTGTTTCTTTGTGAAATCATTTCACTTTGTTGAGTTGCTTGTATTTTAGTTCTATCATCTTTACGATTTTCTTTCATGTTTTCGTTATCTGTCTTAGCTTTTGTTTCTAAGTTTTTAAGCTGCATACTATATTGGAACTCTTGTTCCATTAGTTGTTTCTTAAGTTCTGCTTCTGCCGCTTGTTCTTTCATTCTCAAGTCAGACTTTTGTGTTTCTAATTGAGTCTCTATTTGAGCTTGCATTTGCGCTTTTTGCATTTCAGCTTGAGCTGCTGCTTGCGCAGCCTGTTGATTTGTCTCAGACTGAAGTTGCATGTTTCTTTCTTGTAATTGCTGATCTTTTTCTTGTTTCTTTTTTCTACGTATTTTTAATAATTGATTTGCAAGTTTTATATTTTTAATTTCTCTAAGATCAATAGCATCTTCAAGCTCTATATTTTGTTGTTGTAAAGCCATTTGGATATTATTCTCAAGCATAGCTTTTTCTTCTTCATCTGGTTGTAGTTCTATAAATATACCAAAGTCATATAAATGTAATTCTTTTAATTCTTCTAAAACAGCAACATTATAAGCGCCTATAGCTTGTATAAAAGCATCTTTTGTTGGAGAATATTCTATAATATCAGATATTCTAAGAGATAAACATTCTGCCATTTCTGCTGTTAAAAACAAACCTGACTGTAATATGTGCCTTGTAGCGGTATTACTATTTGCGGCTGCTAGTTTTTGAACACCTACTAAAGCATTTTTATCTGGCATACTACCATCTCTGGCCTCGTTAAGCCCGGTAGTATCTCTAATCATTTGTAGATAATAATTGTAGTTAGCAATAAGAGCTTGTATTTTATTACCACCATTACCACTTGTTATCTCTTGAATAGGTACTTTACCAGGATTCATATCACCTTCAGAAGTAAAACTTCTACCAATTACGGATCCTGTTTGGAAGAACATGTTTAATGCCTCTTGTGGGTTATAATTTGTTCCATTACCCAGATCTATCTCAGCGAGACCATCCGCATCTAAATAAACACCATCAGGAACCATACGAGCCATAACCTGTTGTAGTTTTAAATGTGTTAATTGTATCATGTCTGCAAAGCCCGTTACTCTTCTCACTAAAGATTCTATTTTCCCTTTATACATTCTAGGTGCTACAACAGCATAATTCATTTTAACTTTTGTAAAATCACTTTTAGGACGTATCATATTTTGAGCCATTCTCCATTTTAGCACTTTTTTAGTACCTAATATCAAAGCACCTTCATATAATACCTCTACTTTTCTTTGTAATTTATCAAAACTTCCTTCTAAATTTCTAGGTGGATTAAAAGAATCGTCTTTTGGTATAGCTTTATTAGCACCACTACCAGTTTGTTTTACTTTATATGTCTCATTCATATAAGTTTTATAATTAAAATATAAAACTTGAACTTTATTACTATCTGTTTCTCTATAGTTATTTTGCCCTGAATTATAATTAGTTTGAGTAAAAGTTTTATTTTTTTGAATATCTTTTAATTCATCTTTGCTTAAATCAGGAAATTCTTTTATTAATTCATTTAAAGGCACGTCTTTTACTTCTCCAACGTAATATATATCATCAAAATAAGGGGATTCAGTATATGAATATACTAAATCAGCTGGATCAACATATTTTAATGTAGCGCCTTGAGATGAGTTAAATTCGTTTTTAACAGCACCAATTCCAAGCACAGTAAGATCATAGTAAAAACGCTTTTTAATTAACTCATAATTATTACCATCCATTAAAACGTTTATAGCTTGTTCTTCTGCAATTTCAATAGCTTGCTTATAACTTAATTGCATGTGTAAATCTAGCTCTTCTTGGGTTTGCGGTAAATCAGTTGCTGGTATAGTTGTTTTAGAAACATCCATACCATAATTTTGTTGCATTATCGCATTAAAATCTTGTGAAGCCATGTCAGATAATATATCTTGCATGTACTTACTTCTCTTATCTATACCTGCCCTATCTTGAGAATAAGCTTTTATATCATATGTTCTTTCTGCAATACCATTAACTACTATATCTACAAATTTAGGTATAATTGGAACTGGCTTCCAATCTAAATTAAGATAGGATAAATCACCATTTATAGATAACTCATCCTTATATTTTTGTATTGGTTGTTCTCCCCTAGCATACAACCTAAGATTATGAAAATTATTTTTGTTAGTAGTGTATCGAACAGTGTTTCTATCGCTATGAAACCACTCAGTTTCAATAGCTTTAGCTACTTTTAACCCATATTCATTTGAGTTTTTTTCGCTATCACTGACAACTTGTGATGGGAAATAACTTTTTACCGCAGACTCTGCCATATTATTATTTTATTATTTTTGATGTATTACCAGTATTGGTGTACTTGGAAATATTTATATTTAGTTTAGGTTTTTCAACATTAGGATTGGGTTTATACAGGTGTCGATTACAAGCCATAATAGCTAAGCCAGAACTTATAGCTGCATCATATGCAGTTCTTTTATTTATATCAAATCTAGCCCAATCATTAAGAGTTTCATTAAAGTACATGCTACCATAACTACCCGTTTGCATATGACCAACATGGCCTTGTATATACATTTCTATAGCAGCCGCATGTGCTTGTTTTATATCTTCGCTTGAGTTTGGTATTCCTCCTACTTCTTTTTCTGCTACAGATAGTTTGTTCCATAGCTTATCAGGTCTATTCATACTAAAACCTCTATATCCTCTTCTTCTTAAGTAGTAAAGTAAGCGAGGTTTATTATTCTCTGCGAGTATTGGCATACTATAAAATACTAATGCCATTAACACGTCTTCAAAAAATATATCTGCAGTTTGTGGTCTAGCCACGTATTCTAAAAAGAAATGATTTGGCGGGCAATCTTCCATACTAAACTTCGTAAGACCGTGTAAAGCTCCTTTAGATCCTTTCCCATCTACAGTCCCTGATATATCATAACTATCACAACCAAAAGCACCCATATGTTCATTAGCAGGATACTTAATTCCATTTTTTATTGCAATTTTATTTTGCATATGAGATGGTGGCATCCAAGATATTTTAAATCTACCTTTTTTATCTGGATAAAATATAACTGTAGAATCTTTTACACCATTAACCCACTGGAAATTACCTCTTGAAATATTTTTATCACTTCCAGTACCTTCGTTATAATCTATTTGTTCGTATATTTTTACAAGATTAAATATACTGTTTAAAGCCTCATCTCTAAAGGCGTGTTGTGTAGTTCTTGGGAATTGTCTATAAAACTCATTTAAAGCGTCTTGATCGTTTTTCAGTCCATCAGCTTCGTTTTGCCAATTCTCTACAACACCTACATCTATTAACTCTCCGTGTGGGTCGAAGACATCATGGTCTGGACTATCAAATACTGGAATACCGAATTCGTCAATAAATCCTTCATAGTTCCATTCCATTGGGATAAAAAGAGAATATAGCCCAGACGCTGTCTGTCCATTTCTGTTTCGTTTTGTAACATCGGATGCATTGTATAGTTTTTTGAAG